AATATTGTTTTGCAGTTAACACAAATGCAGCAAGGAAAGGCACAACTTGTTCTGTCCACTCATGAAGATTGTCCCACCAGAAATCATGAACAAACTTTTCTGTTGTAATCATTTGAAAAGCAACAGAAAACAAAACAAAACTACCAAAGAAAATGGAATCTGGATATTTGTCCAAGAATTTTGAAATGTATGTGCTGCCATAGATTATGATAGGCACACTCACCATCAATCCAAAGATGATCAACCACCAATTACCACCAGATGCGCCTGCAATACCCAATGCATTGTCTAGACCCATAACAGCATCAGCAACAACAATGGTACCGATTGCACCCCAGAATGTTTTCTTTGCGGTAATCTTATGTTCACCTGTATCTGAAACTAATTTCCAGCCAATGTAGAGTAGTAGTGCGCCACCAACAACTTTTAGACCAGGAATCAGCAACAGATAACTTAGAGCAAAAACACAAAGGAAACGAACACCAACAGCACCAAATGTTCCCCAGAAAATTGCTTTCTTACGCAACTCGTTTGGTAAACCTTTTGTCGCCATGGCAATTACCAATGCATTTTCACCACCCAAAACAATGTCAATCAAAATGATTGCAAGTAAGCCCCAAAGTAGTTCTAGCATCACTCTCTACCCCACTTAATTTTCAACCAAATTCTTTCGTGTATATAATGTGCTATTGTCATAAAGACATTAATAACAATAGCACCCTCGATACCTGTCCAGATGGCGGTAACGAGGGTAGCAACGATTCTCCAACTAATGGCTCTAGTCAATGTTCTTTTGTGTGTTTCCATTAATTACTCAAAACTTTACTTACACTATTGATTGTTGCGGCAATACGACCAATGTCACGCAACTGTTCAACGGTGTAACCCATTTTTTTGAGTCCGTCATAGTGAGCTTTGACACAGAAATGACACTTACCAACAATACTTGCGGCAAGGCTGTAGGATTCAAAACGTTCTTTGGTTGTTCCACCACTTGTTGCAATAGCATTCATACGCAACTGAGCAGGTAAACCTTCTAGTTGCGGATCTTCCGCCATTTCAACATATGGATACCATACATTGTTTTGAGCCATTAGTGATGCGGCTGTAAGAGCTGCATCAGCTTCTTTTCTATCTGAAATTTGTGCGTGTAACCAAGTCCAGAATTTACTGTTGCCGGTAGCAAAAGCGGCAGCTACTGCCACCGCTTCGGCTTCTTCAACAGGTAGACTTGAACGCTTGATCACAGCATCCAAATTCAAACGAACATCTTTAGCATAATCAGGAATGCTTTGTTCTTTAAGTGCGTCTACCCATGCTGTCATTATAGAGTTTCTCCACCAACTTTACGGTTGCAAGCACACAATTCACCAGTCTGCAATGCGTCTAGAATACGCAAAGTTTCTTCTGGAGAACGACCAACATTTAAGTTGTTAACTGTAACATGTTGAATCTCATTGTTAGGATCAACAATGAATGTGGCACGAAGTGCGGCACCAGCAGGTGCATAGAACACGCCAAGTTGTTCAATCAAACTCAATTCACCACGTTGTGTATCAGCAAACTGAATGTGTTTGATTTTCTTCAAATCTTCATGTGCATTTTGCCAAGCCAATTTACAGAATTCGTTGTCTGTGCTGCCGGTCAATAGAACGGCATCACGATCCTGGAAGTCTTGTGCCAATTTATCATAGGCAACAATCTCAGTAGGACAAACAAATGTAAAGTCCTTTGGATAATAAACAATTACCTTCCACTTGCCTTCAAATGACTTTTCTGTAATGGTAAAGAAATCATCTTTGCCTGGATTGATACCTGTAACGGCAAATGCTTCTAATTTATCACCAACTGTTTTCATATTTTTTTCCTTCATTTATGTTTAAAAAAGTGAGTAACCTCATAGATTACTTATGATAGTATATCACTATTTTGAATAGAAATCTAATTGATTTTCTTTATCACGGTGATAGTCTTGGTGTGACCGGTAGGATTCGAACCTACAATCAACAAATTATGAGTTTGCTGCCTTAACCGTTTGGCCACGGTCACACTTATTATTTGATATATTCCAACCAATCCTTACGCATCAGATGCAATTGTTGCGTATTTTCTTGTGATGGTTGATTCTTGCAGACAGAAATGAATTCCACACCGTCAATCTCTTTGGTTGGCCAATGAGAATAGGTATAGTAAATATCTCCGCCGTTCTTTACACGGACTTTATATAAAATGGGTTTTTTAACATGTTTCATGATAGTACCATTATATCAAAAAGAAAGGGCTCTGTCAAGAGCCCCTTCAGTTTATTGGAATTTTTCTGGATAATTAAGGCGTTCCCATTCCTCATCGGAAACGGGCCACCAATTATTCATCTTTCTTTTCCTTAACTGAAATTTTCTTTACTAGGTCTTGTGCTTTAACCATGTTTTCCAACCAGATTTTCAACATACCATTAACCAATTCGGCATCTTTGATTTCAATCTTGTCTGCCAATTTAAATTCACGGCTGAAATTACGGTTTGCAATACCCTTGTGAATGAAAGTACCTTCTTCTCCGTCCAATTCTTTTGCAGAACCTTTAACAACCAAAGTGTTTCCTTCTAGAGTAACTTCGATATCAGATTTTGCAAAACCAGCAACGGCCACTTCAATGACATACTTGTTGTCTTTGACTTGACGGATGTTGTATGGAGGATATGCGGTAAATTGCTTCGCAGTATTTTTGGTCATTTCTTGTAGGTCCTTGAAAACTTCATCGAAGCCAACAACAAAAGGATCAAATTTACGGAAGTCGAAAGTAGGGGTAAGATAGGTCATTTGTATCTCCTTAAAAAGCGAGTTAATTAAAATTGCCAACCCAAAAAGGCATTGGCACCTGTGGATATTTTACTAGCTTAACACAGGCACGCTAGCTTCCCATCCCGATGGGACTGAGATTATACTTTATTTATACTGTTTTGTCAACAGGTTTTTTACCAATATTGTATTTTGGTACCAACTGCCATTCATTTTTTTCTTTGTGTGAAATGATTTTCACTTGTGAAAGAAATATTGGTGCTGGTTCTTGGGTCTTGTCTTTGTTTACCACTTTCAACAATCCCCAATCTTCAAGTAAATTTACGATGGCATTCCGACGGGCCAAATCATTTTCGGTAATGTCGGTTGGTTTACCATCTAGTGCAAACAACTCTTTAAAATGTACCACATAATACTGTCCACGCTTGTGGAGAATGTGGCAAGATTGGTATAATGTTTTATCTTTTTTGGAAGCTACACCGATTCTGGTTAATGTTTCTCTAACCTTTAGAAAATCATCCTGTTCATTCAATGTAACTTCTACTAAATCCTTAATGTCAATCATTTCACTCCGCCTTTGTCTGTTTTTCTTCTTATATCAGCGATTTGTTCATCAGTAAGAATACGCAAAGCCTCTTTGGCTTTTTGATTGGAGTAACCAAAATATAATTTGATACAATCAATATTCTCTTCCACTTTAGACTTTTGCCACGGAGCGAACTTCCGTTTCATAGGTCTGATACTATTTAGAAGATACTGGTATTGCATATCCTTATCCAAAGAAGGACAAAGATTCATCTCTTGTGCATGTAATACACAATCTAGATGATATGACAGGGAACGATTAACAATAAACGGTGCATAATCCACATAGTCCAGTTCTCCGTCTGGTTTCTTTTTGTGCATTACATAGTCTACATAGTCGAATGGGCTCATTTGAATTCACACTCAACCATAATTTCAGTTAGACAGGCAATCAGATTAATTTCGTGATCAGCCACAAATGCAGCCTGATATTGATACTTTGCAAGAATCAAAACCAATTGTGGCACCGAATTAGGTTTCAACTGTTCATAAAGACCGTCATAGATGTTACGAAAGATTCTTGTCTGGTCATTGTCCAAGTTATTGGTAACCCATTTACGACAATCACCAAAGTTTTTCTCTTTCAATGCACCAATCAATTCGGTCAACTTAACATCCGAAACCGCAGCCAGAATACCCTTGTCAATACGACCACTCACACCATATCGTTGTAGTTCATTTAGAATTCTACGATTGTCTGGGAAGTGTTTGGTGATGACGGCAGCCACCACTTCTTTGTCATACTCAATGCTTTCGGTTTGAAGTATGG